CCTTTCCCTGACCAGTATCGGCATAAAATCCAAAACTTTGACCCTCCTGTGTGGTGATTTGATAGTTTGACATACCATGTATGCTGTCCATGTCACCACTTGATCGAGTATGTCTTTCATATGACTCAGACTCATAATTTTTTTCGTCTTTTGGGGATAGATCTGACATTTTTTACTTTGTTATACAATCAATTACGGTTACAACAGCATCTTGAGTTATATCAGCAACCTGAGCTGCATCATCAACTTTAGTGAATTCAAGAACTGGTGATAGTTTTGCTAACGCTCCTGTATCACTATTTATTCTTAATTTTGGAATTTCTGTGAATCCAAATCCAGCATTCACAATGTTTGCTCCTACTATTCTACCATCCACAACTTTTAATTCAATCTCTGCATCTTTAACACCACCAACAACTGAGGCTGTATCAGTTGGTTCATAACCAAAACCAGCGTTCTCAACAACAAGATCTGATAATGAGGTCACATATGATGACTCACCAGAATAGTTTCCATTTGGATCTGGAGTAACTTCTTTTACATTACCATCCATATCAGTTTCTGTTGTGTTTGGTATGTAATCTTGACCACCATCTGTAATTACAATGTCTGAAATTGAACCATTTTTAATACGAACATAACCTCCAGCACCATAACCATTATTACAACCATCTACAAATGTTAATGCTGGTGGATCTATGTATCCAGATCCTGGCTCACTAATTGCAACACCTATCACTTGACCAAGTGTATTTACGATTGCTTCACCACTTGCACCCTTACCATCTGTGCTTCCAATAAAATCAACTCTTGGTGGGCCACATTTAAGAACATTAGTTTTACAATCTACTTTTGGAATTGATGGGGCGCTTATGTCTGGAATTAAACCATCAACCATGTCTTTTAAACCCTCCACTTTATTTTTAAGAGAATTTAACCCTGCAATACCAAGTATATCACCAAATGCATCCTCTGGATTTAATCCAACTCCACCCTTTCCAGAGAAAGTAGTATTACTTGGTGGGCAATTTTGTGCATCACATTCAAGAGTATTGGTAACAATGTTTGCAAACTTGATTGCCTTTGAAAATGTTTCACTTGGAGCACCAATACCACCACCTGAGATGTTATTTAATTGATCAAACGTCCCTCCCATTGTTGTATCCATTATGTTATTAATCTGACCAAACATATCACCTAAGAAACTATCAACAGCACAAACAGGGACATCTAAAACTTTCCCTAACATATTTTCTAAACTCTTTGCAAGATAATCTTTTAATTGTTCATTAATCTTTTCAAAATTACAAAATAATATATCATTCAAATTTTTAGCAGCTTCTCCAACTCCAGCTTGTAAAGTGATTGGTGTTTCATTTCCTAACTTTAAAGACAGTTTATCCATTGCATCCTGTATCACAAATGAACGACCACGACGCATTAATTTTGACATTGAACCATGAACTTTCATGGTTGTTAATTTTATTTCTTCTTTTTTATTTGCAATACCACCATATATCGGATCAACAGTTAATCCTCCAATATCCTCCAAAGCGTTTGTTTCTTTAGTGAATGATTTTATCGCATTTGATATCTTTGATATTTCATTATCTTCACATGCAGTGGCGTTCTCAACTACAACATCAGTGTCTTTATTTGTCTGTTTTTGTGCATAAGTTGAATTTTTAGTTACCTTACCATTAGCAAGTTTAGTAAATTTTCGGAAGTTTCCACTCCAAGGAGATGCAGTTTCCTGTACTACATTTTTCCCAGCTTGCTGTCTTACATCAGGTGGTGTGTATGGTGTAAATTCTGTTTGTTTAAACGCATTGAACTGACCGTTAGTTAATCGATCCTTAACAAAAGATTGTTTAAATAAAGTTCCAAAGATAACTGGTTGTTGTGCATCCGCACCATCAAAGAAAAATCCAACTACAACCTCACCACCATGATAATTCATAGTTTTTCCACGACCACCAGTGCTTGAAACGCCAGGCGGCATGAGAACATGTGCCATCGGTAGATCTTCATCTGGTAAATCAGCATCACCAGCATGATATCCCACGATACGAACACGAACTCGATGTGAATAAGTACCTTTTTCGGCCGCAATCGTGTCTTTACCTTGTGCCTTTTCTTGAGAGTCTTCCCACTTTCCTTTAACTGGATCGACAACTTGGCCAATCCACCATTGCATAGGATCTCTTCCTAGAAAATTTGTAGCTGATGGTTCAAACATTTAATTAATCGTCATATACTAGACACTCTGGTTCATCTGGATGTAAATCACAGAATACTTCTAAAACATTAGGATCATGGTGATCGCCTGCTTTAATTTCTTCCTTATGATGTTCTGCATATTCTTCTAGTTCATGCAATTCTTCCTTAGCATGTCTTCTTGCAGCTGGGTTTGACTGTGGATCATCGATAATTTTCTTATCGTGTTCCATGTGATCTTCGATTGATTTCATAAGATTAACTATTTTTTACTATTTAAGCGGTAAAGACATCACGAATTAATCTAAGGTTCGTTTGAGATGTCTTACTACCAATTGTATGTCTTAATTCAGCGATTAAATATTTTCCGCTAGGGTCATTACTTTTTTCGTTTCCATAAGAACTTGTTGGTGATTCTCCATCACCCTTCTTCACAGGTAATTTGATATCAATCATATCACCCGCTCTTAAGGTGGTATTTAGTGGGATTGATATACTCAGAGATTGTGAAAACAATAGGTTATTTCTAATATAGGACTTATTTTTATATTCGTCAAGCTCTGTTGGTGGAGTGGTTTCGTCTATCTTTGCTCCCTTTTGTGAGACTCCAACATCACTCGCTTTCACCATTAATCGAGTTGGACTTTCCTCAAGACCGTCCATTAATTTCAATTCTTTTTTTAATTTAAGTTTTTTAATATTAAAATCAACTACCTTAGCTCCTTGATTTTCAATATCAATGTATATAGTTTTATTTGCATACATTCCCATTCTACAATTCATACCAATATCATTTGATTGATCTAAATTATTCTCTAAAATTTTAGCATCATTTTCAAGAGGTCTATCTGATTTCTGATACCTTACAGCTTCTTGTTTCAATAAATTCTCAATAGATTTAAAATGATATCCATCCAAGTTTTCATAAAATAAGAATCCAAAACCCTCTTTAGATGATTGTGTCTTTGGGCATAACCATTGAATCGTGTCGAAAGGTCTTTTTAAATTACCTATAAATGAATAAGAATTTACTGCTTCATCTTTAAATAATTCTTTTTTAGTTTGAAGTCCTTTTTTATCATTTGTTAAAATATCCTCAACTGTTTGAGAAACATTTCCAGTAAATTTTTTATTTAATCTAGCGGTTTCATTTACAATTGTCTCCATCGAAACAAAATCTAAGGTTGCAACCTGTTGATTACTTTCAGTTATCACATCTCTAACAGTATTCAACATCATTCGATGTTTCTTGGTTATTTTAAATTCATCCTCATCACCATCTTGAACTGTTAGTTCAACAAGTTCTCCACCAGTAAGTCCCTTTCGACTCACTACCTGATCAACATCAATGAAAGTAATAGTCATTGCTAAGGTTGGACTTTCAATACTTTCATAGTAACTAATCATTCCAACGCCAGGAGCAATAACATATTCTTCATCCAAAGAACAACCATTTGGAATCAAAGTGCATTTTTTAATTAAGAATTTTGTTTCAGCCATTATTGAATTAATTTAGCGATCTCTGGTGGCAAATTATTTCTGCCTGGATTTATAGATAGATGTGAATTATCTAAAACTCTAATAAAAGGCATAGGTGCATCTGTTGGTAATAATTCTGCCTCTGATACTTGTGGTGTTTGTGCTTGAACTAGAGTAGATGGATTTTTACCTTTACCATCAAAATCAAATCTGTCACCAGTTGCTGCATCCAAAACACCTCCTGTTAAATCTTTTGCCTCTTCAAGAGCATTAACTGCCATCCCAATCGTACCAGTTAGTCCTTCACCACTTTTATCAAGATCAAATACGTTACCAGTAATAGCATCTACACCCTTGACCATACCTTTAAAAATAGTTCTTCGACCTTTATCCATAGCTTCATTGACTTTATCAAAACCTTCTTTTCCTTTTTCTAATACACCAGCACCTATCTCTTTTGCTTTCGGTAGTACTTTATCTTTAAAGAAACCAAAAACATTCTTTGCTTTATCCTTTGCACTGTCAATAAATTTAGTTGTGTTTTCCTTAAGTTCTTTTCTCTTCTCATTTACAAAGTCTCCTACATCTCCAATTTTATCTGCTACCTTATCTTTTACCTTTATACCCAACGCAAGAGCTTGTTTAGTTTTCTTTGATAGAAATCCACCAATGTCCTGTCCAAGCTTATTTACCTTTACACTTAGCTTATCAAACACTTCCTTTCCAAATTTCATCGCTTGACCAAGACCATCTGCTATTTTTTTCCCTAGCACGGTGGCGAGTTTAAGCGTTTCTTTAATAACAATACCACCAGCTATTGCAGCAATTCCAATCGCCATTGCTTTTAAAAGTAATGGTGCGATTACAGGTATTAATGGTAGTGCTAACGCTGCGATACCACCAATTGCGATTGCTTTTAAAAGACCTCCAAGGAAACCACCACCTTTCTTTTCATCTGTTCCAAATTCACCTATGATTGGTTTATCTTTTTGATCAGGATTTATTGTTGAAAGACCTAAAGCTCTTTCAGTCATCTGATCTTTCTGTTTTTGATCTTGAGCTTCTAGTTTTGCATCCTCTATTGTATCTTTCGCTAGTTTTTTCTCAACTAAAATATAATTTGCAATCTCTCTTATTTCAGTTTTCATGTTATCCACTTGCATTGATATATTTTGAATCAATACTTGAAGATTGTTAATTGCAGAAAAACTAGAGTTTGATCTTGACAAAGAATTACTACCTATCCTTTCATCACCATCAGGTCTCTGAAAAAAACTAGATACATTTATTTTTTTATTAGACTGTTCTTCATCCATACCTAGCAGCACCTTCCTGTTGTTGTCTCTTTAGATTTTCCTTTTCAATATGATCAGTAAGAAGAGCAATGTAAATTTCTCTTTCCCAAGGCATCATATTTTCTAGTTCCGTCAAGCTATATTTATGGTATTGCATGAGAGCAAAATTGATACGGTAATAGGATTCAAGATCCTCTCTTGCAATACTTAGGCGAAAAAATCAGATAAACCCTCCAAAACTATACTACCCTTCTTTTTTGTTTCTGGGTTTATCACTTCAATAGTGTGTGATAATTTTGGCATCGATGAGAAAAACTTCTCAACTTCCTTGTATTGTTTTGAATTTAGTTGTTCAACAAACTCCATTCTTTCATCTGAAGTATAATCCTTAGCATCCCACGCATCCTCACCAGTGTAAATTGTGTCAATACAATTAGCTACAACTTGAAAAGTTTTATTAACAATAGTTTCAGCTTCAGCATCAGTGTCAAAATTACTTTCTATAAATTCACTCAATGATGGATATTTCATCCGAAGAGTCATATTATCATCTAAAACAATATCAGTTGTATGTCCTTTCTGTTTATGAACTTTAATTTCATCCACATAAATTGTGACTGGAACTGTTGTTTTTCCATCGTCAGGACATGTTACTGTGAGTTTAATATCCTCACCAATTGATTTAGAACGAATATTTAAAAATAGATATTCAATATCAAATGTAGGCAGTTCCTCAACTACAATTCCTTTTGTCAAAATACATTTTTTTAATACCTCTGTTACAGCATTCGTAATCTCAGTTGTACTTTTCGATTCTAATGCAATAATCAAAACTTTTTCTTCCTTAACAAGAAAAGGTCGGTATCTAATTTTTTTATTTGATGAAGGCAGTTTTAACTCATAGGTTGGAGTTTCAATGGTTGGTAATGGCATAATATTTGACTCAGTGTTTTATTTATCAAGCTTTGTCAATTATTAATCCATTAGAGATACCTTGAGAATTCTGTCTTATTCTACTTCTAACAGTATTATCGCCTGGTAAATCTGTTGCAGTAACAAAAGATGTATCGCCACCAGAAGGAGCATTTTTATTTGTTAATGGTGCTAATAATTCCTTAGATTGCGGCTCTGCTTGTGGAAGAACAGCAAACTTGTAATCACCTTTTTTGGTAAAGGATGTAAAAAATCTATCATAAGCAAACTGCACACTACATCTTAACACATTTGAATCACCATAGGCAACTCTCATTGATGTTAGATTACTTGGCCAAACATTTACAAACTCATATTGTGTCATATGTGATTTATAAGTTGAGGAATCCTCTGTAAAAGAATCTCTTTCAAATTTAGTGATATGAATTATCTCCTTATAGTCCTCTGGATAATTAAAACGTGCATATGCATTTTTTTGCCTATGATTAGTAAAAACTGGATTAATATATGACATCCATTTTTCTAAAACCTCTAATATCACTTGATCCGCATCACAATAAAAAACAAGATTCAATGGAGGGAAGTTTCTTAAATTCGGAAACTCCTCTTGAATACCCTGATGATGACCAATCGCAGTTGAAGTCACAAACTGTGTGCCTGGCAGTTCAGCTTGTGTGCATAATATTGACATCTTCTCCATAAAATCTTTAGCCTGAGTCCTGTTGCCAGTCGGGGGTCTTCCTAACCAAGTTTGCCAGTTTCCGAATGAGAAATTGACTTGATAGAAGGTATCAAGAGAGGGTCTTGCAATAGAATCTCTGACATTTAAAACATTACCCCTATCTAATTGTTCTCTTCTTGGAAATAAAGTATTTTCTGCCACAATAAATAAACTTAAGTTGTTATTACTATATATGAGCTATAAAGGGATTTATAGACCTTCTAACCCTAAAAAGTATAAAGGAGACTCTAAAAATATTGTTTATAGGTCACTTTGGGAACGAAAGTTCATGAATTACTGCGATTTGAATGAAAATATACTTGAATGGGCATCAGAGGAATTTTGGATACCATATAAAGATCCAACAACAAATCGAGTTCGTAGATACTTTCCTGACTTTTTCATTAAATATAAGGACAAAGACAGCAATATCCGTAGATCAGTGATTGAAGTGAAACCGATGAGAGAAACAAAAGAACCAAAGATCACAAAGGGAAAATCAAGAAAGACATTAATAAACGAATCAATGACATATGTGAAGAATCAAGCAAAGTGGAAAGCAGCAAGAGAGTTTTGTGATGATCGTAAATTAGAATTTAAGATTATGACTGAAAAAGAATTAGGAATCAGATGAGTATTCTACAAAGAATATTAAATAAAGTCAGTGATCAGGTTAATGAAGACTATTTTAGAAGTCAATTACTTGAAGAACTTGGATCAACAAACTTTGATAGTGATGCTGCGGACACTGCTGGATTTGCACCTGGCCAATTGTATTTTTTTACATACTCAGCACAAACCAAACAACCTTATTATGACATGTATCCACTCGCATATGTGATCGAATATCAAACAGGTGGTTTCTTAGGATGCAATCTGCACTATGTTCGTTTGACTCAAAGAGACGAATTAGCAATAAGCTTACTAAATAACTCTGCTCAGGGTGCAGTTGCGGTTCCTCCCCGAACTCTACATAAATATCTCTATACAGGTGTGAGAGGAATGCCCTACCGTATTCCTAATAGTGAATGGTCAGATGTTGCACAACTTCCGACTGAAAAATTCGTTGATATGAGAGGTATTCCAGTTCCAAGAGATCGAATTTACAACAAAAACTAATGGCAGAGAAAAAAAGCAAACCATATACAATCTCAGGTGTTTCCTTCGCCGAAGGAAGTCAAGCTGTTTTCCTTTTTAACTCTGATGATCAAATTGTTGGTGTGAGTGAAAGACTCTCAAATGGCAATGTTAAACCTGTGGAACCAAACACAACTGATTATAATCAGGCTGTTAGTAGTGATGAAGCATTAAGTGCATATAACGTTAATAAGTATAAGGGAAATAAATCATCTTATGAAACTGCGATCATACAGGCAGCTGATTCAGAGATCTCAAATTTTTATACCAGACAAAATAAAAGTTTTAACAACAGAAGTTTTATATCATCTCGTGGAGTTTCAAATATTGCTCAATATGCATCAGCTAGTGGTGGATATGGATCAGAAAGTGGTACATATCAGAATTTTGAAACGGCAGGAACATTCAGTAAATTAGGTAGAAAAGATTCAGCTAAAATTCACGCATATCCAATCGATATTGATGTAGATCAGGATCATATGAAGATCACTAGATATCAATATCTAAGAGCAGATATAAATGCAAGTAAAGGAGTACGAAGCAAGAAAGCTGGAAACGAAGAAAGAGGTGGTGTTGGAATTCCAATAGAAAATGTTGCTGGTGATAGTGTAAAAGGTGGTAATCCAACTGGAACGATCATATTACCAATGCCAAAAGCAACAGACGTAAATGCTGTCGCATGGGGAAAGAGTGAATTAAATGCATCAGGAATTATGGCTCTTGGTGCTGCTGAAAAAGTAGTGCAAGGTCTTGATGTTGTGGCTTCTCCGTTTGTAGGTGGTATTATAGATGGTAAAAATCAATTAAAAGAGTTTGCTTCAAGGGAAGCAAAAAAAGCACAAAAAAGAGGTAATTTTTTAAGTGGTGGTGTTGGTAGTGTTGCTCAATCAATTGTAACTTCAAAAGTTGCACAAAGCGTCTCAGGTATGTTAGGTACAGAAATTGATCCAGACACATATTTTGCAAGAACTGGTGGTCGAGTTCTAAATCCAAACGCAGAGATGTTATTTCAAGGGCCTGCTATTCGAGATTTTTCTTTTAGTTTCCAATTGGTTGCAAGAAGTCAAAAAGAAGGTGATGAAATTAGAAAAATAATTCGTATGTTAAAGGTTGGTATGGCGCCAAAATTTAATAACACTGCATTTTTATCAGCTCCAGATATATTCACTTTAGAATATAAAAATGGAAAAGGAAAGAAAGATGTACTACCAACTGTAAATTTATTCAATCCAGGCGGTCTTGCACTTACAACGATGAACGTTGATTATGCTCCAAACGGATACTGGTCTGCATATCGAGATTCACAACCAGTTGTGGTTAAAATGGATCTTAACTTCACTGAACTTAGACCAATTTACCAATCAGATCAATTAGACACTCCAGACAATAGTGTAGGATACTAAAATGACATATTCATCATCACCAAACAGTTATTTCAGACAACTTCCAGACCTTGATTATCCATCATTGTCAAATGATCGAACATCTGTATATGATTATCAAATTGTTAAAAATATATTTAAAAGAGCAGTTATTCGTGACGATATTTTTAAAGAAGCAGTGGCTTTCACTAAGTATGCTGTTATCGGTGATGATCGACCAGATCAAGTTGCATATGATTTTTATAAAGATTCTACCTTAGACTGGGTTGTATTGACAACAAATAATATTATTCATGTAAGAGATGAGTGGCCAATGGGCAATCAAGATTTTCTAACATATTTAAATGACAAATACACAGATCAAGAATTAGCAAATATTCATCATTATGAAACTAAACTGATAAGAAATTCAAGAGGTCAATTAATTCAACCAGAGGGTTTAATAGTTCCAGAAAATCATTCAATTACATACATAGAAAATGGTGTTCTAAGAACAGAATCACAAAATACATCAGTTACATTTCTTGAACATGAAAATAATTTAAATGATGCAAAAAGAAATATTAATATTTTAAAAGGAGAATATTTGAATCTTTTCCTAGAAAACTTTGCAGATATCATGGAGTATAAACCATCAAAACAATTCGTAAGTGATAATCTTAAAAAGACAGAAAATCCACGCATAATTTCACCATAAAAATAAATGATCATATTCTCTTTTATCATATCATTATTTGCTAATCATTTACCTGTAATGTATGTACAGGTTCCTCAATGGGCAGACGATTGGGCAGTTTGTGCTGTAGATGTACCCGACGCAAAATGCCATTGGTATGTTATGTCTCCTGAC